CAAAGGTGTGAAAGATGCTTGTGAAAGTATGACTAATAGAACACTTGTCGATACTGCATAGACTTAAAGAAATACAACATATTAAATATAGGCGTGCTCCTATAGTGTAGTTGGTCAACACTGTGGACTTTGAATCCACCGCCCCAAGTTCAAGTCTTGGTGGGAGCTTACCCTTCCTTAGCTCAGTTGGTAGAGCAATGGACTGTAGTTCCATTTGTCACCTGTTCGAATCAGGTAGGAAGGATACCCGCCCCTGTAGCTCAGTTGGTAGAGCGCTAGCCTTGTAAGCTAGCGGTCGCGGGTTCGAATCCTGTCGGGGGCATCTTCTTTGTATTATATGACACACATCATATACTACGCAGATATAAACGCACAAATCCATTCTTTTCCGGTACGTTAGGTGTCCTATAAATTAATTCACTTAAACAAATACATTGTATATATAATAATGTTTTCCATAGCGAATGTATTACTCACACCAATTGATTTATTTAAGAAACGATTTCGTCAACGTCGTTTGAATTCATCTGCGTGTGAATTTCCGCCGACTATTGACAGGGTCGAAAGTCGTGAATTTGGACCTTACTGTGTAAAAGTTACCGTCGATGCACGCGATAAAACGGGAAATATCGATAAAACATTTATTGGGTATAGTCAAAATATGAATATCACACAACGGACAGAGTTGGCATGTGAGATACATAAGACGGAAGGAACTAAATGCCAAGACCCGGTAATGGTTATAAAGAGTGGAAATGCTGACGAAGTTATATTTATGAAAATGAAAAATAGGAAAGATCTTATTAGACTTACTAATCCTTAGTTTCGCTATTATATGGATATCTGTGTATCCATAGGTTACATATCCATTTATCACCCGATATAACTGATTTACCTCCGTGTAACGCTTTATCCGTAGGACGCCCCCAGTCATTAAGTGTATTGAATAATAATACATCACCCTTATTCAATTTGTAATCCTTTCCTATATTTGGAAATGTTGTTTCGCCTCCTTCATAGTCGTCATTGAGTGCTATGATACACGTGTACAATCGCGGGTTCTTCTCTACGTTAAGGTTGAACGCATCCTGGTGTGGATTATAAAAACCACCCGGCGTGTATTTCAGAACCTGTAAATATTCAGCATTCGCAAATGGGCGATCTGTCGTGGACACACATTTATCCATTACACGTTTTACAAGTTCTGAATCTGAAGGTTTTAACCAAGTGGTTTCACTCTTCCGCACCTTCAAATCAAGCGATCCATCCCTAGAAACCGTTGATGGTTTCATCCCTGGTTTTGCTAACTCTATAATCGTGTCACATACCTTATCAGTGAACACATTACGTAGAACACGTGGCTCCTGATACATAGGTCGGAGAAGTATACATATTAATATTACTATTAGAACTGTATACACAATCATATATTAACATTAAATATTAAATTATAGGGACGACGACACGTATACCGTCGTCGTATTTTATCGAGAACACCGTTCGTATAAATAGTTAACTCATTCAGTTCTATTAGTATCTCATGCTCTCTGTGTATATCTATGATATACTGACGCAACAGATCCCCAACTGTATCCCGATACATCGTAAAAATGTCACTTATATCAGTTATTTTTGTGTTATATTTATCACGTCTCTGTAACTCTCGTCGCATTCCCTGATCCGATAGTTCCTTGAGTATATATTGCATTCGCAAATATCTATTATCTTCGTATATAAATCCATATCTATATAATATGTCATGTTCGACAATATCAACTTCCCGTACGATTTCTAAAATACAACGCGGTGCGCCAATCTTTTTTAATTCACGATATGAGGGCCTACCCCCACACGGTATATCTCCATGCTCTCTACCACGCATTTTGAATTCGAAATAGTGTGGGTTGTGTATTCGACCAGTCTCTATTTTACCAGACCCCCAATGAAATGCGACGTGACACTGTGTACACCACATCTGTGAACACCCTTCAATTTTATAAATCGAAACGTTACATTTCGGACACGGTTTCGTTTCCCTTTTTAACAATTTCACGGTTTAACTGTATCACTATCACATTTATGATTAAATCCGACAGTAGTGTGACACTTTTCGCAAAATGTACATTTGCATACATCGCAAAACCAATCATCGTTTAGAAACCCTCTACACTCTTCACCCGGGCACTTGTGTATGGTAGAAGGTACATTTGCGACTCCTGGATCGGTATCATTAAGTAAGTGAAGATCATGATATATCTTAAGAATAGCGTCTCTCACAGTTTCGCGTAATGGTTGTTTATACACGTGGGGAATATCTAGTGAAAGGTTTATACGCGAAAGTATATAAACGAGATACACATACGACTCTCGCAAAGATCGTATTTTCAATTCGTGTATAACGTATGGTTGTGTTTCTGGTAAACACGCCATTTCCCGTTCGAAAAGGACGCTTTCTCGGTGAAGTCTTAAATCTCTATTTCGAAATTTTTCTGAACAGTACGTATCAACAAACTCGCGTGTGTGTTCATGTTTACAACCCATACAATGTGGGTCTTCTATAATAGATAATAAGTATTTTTGATTACACGTTCTACATGATTTTAAATCACAAAAGGGGCATGTAACCTTTTTGTGATTTGAATTGTTTGTTTTTTCACAACAAATGTCACAACATTCCATTAATTAAGATCGAGTTTCGTCTTTAAATATTGTATTTGCGTAAATTTGATTTAGGGCGAGCCATATCTTTCATGAAATTGTTTATAAACGCACTCGATACCTTAGTCTTTGACATCGGTTTCGCATTCGTTTTGGTTAATGTGGGTTGTGGGGTTATTTTTTTAGATGGAGTGCCCGGTCGTTTCTTTGGTGCTTCTTTAGTCTTAGACATTATAGCTGACATGCTCTCCGGTGATGCGGGTATTTTTTTAGATGAAGCACCAGGTCGTTTCTGTTTGGTTTCTTTAGTCTTCGCAAATGCTGCAGTAGCCGCACGCATTTTCGCTGACATGCTCATAGATGTCGCCGTTGGGATTGCTACCGGTTTAGGTCTGGATATACGCTTGACTTTAGATGATGGTTTTTTTATACTGTTTATAAAATTCCCGACTCGATTTGCGGGTTTTTCTTGGGATATATACGGGTGCTTGAATATAGTAGTAAAAGATGGCAAATTGGTATGTGGTATTGGTCGCAATCGGTTTTCTCTTATCACACTTGACACACTTCCTAAATAGATCTTGGGTAAAACTGCTTCTATAAATTTTATAGTTTCAGCATCCAGATATGTACTAGAATAATGTAATGAATTCAGGAAGAAATGTGTATCGTACATGATATGGTTACCCCTAAATATACCATACATTCGTAACGATTCACCACCGTTTTTCGCTTTATTTATTTCTGGGTTTACGATTTCTTTGTTTGTAGCTAAACCAAAGTCAATAATTTTAACTTTCGTACCATTATTGGTTATGTAAATATTATCGAGATGGAGATCATTATGTCTGAAATCCGGACGCGTCTTACTAATTGTTCGTAAAATGGTCAAAACTTGTATTACGATTGACTTGATTGCTTCAGGATTCTTTTTTAGTGTGGGTAAAAACTTTAGGAGTGTTTTACCCTCGAGGTATTCTGAATACATACGCGTGAGACGTCCATCCTTGGTACGGTCACACATTTCGTACGCGTAGACTTCAGCAGCCTTGTTTTTACCGACGATACTTATAAATTTTTTTGTTAAGTTGTATTCGGCTTTTAAATTGTTAGCAGATTCCTTAATCGCAAACCGTCTCTGATTGCTCACGTTTAGTTTAGCCTTGTATACAACACCGTATTGACCCGAACCCACCTTTTCCACTGAGTTTAAGTCTGACGCGCACGATGTCTTTTCGAGTCTCGCCCTGATATTAGAACCGATCGTAGTCATCCTTGTATTTGGTGTAGAAATAAAATATATATCTATAATAAATGTTTGCGATCGTCGCCCTAGTTTTGATTAATACCGGAATTTTATACAATATGAATAAATCCGTTCAGCCCACCAAACCCAGCGAGGCTGCGGCGGCTAAAACGGAAACACCCGGTGGGTGGACTATATACGGGACCATGGGGTGTGGGTGGACTCGTAAACAGTTGGATTACATGAAGGAAAATGGCAAACCTTTCACTTTCGTGGATTGCGATAGCCAAGAGTGTGCCGGTGTCGAAGGATTTCCTACGATGATGTCTCCTTCTGGTGAAAGAGTTGTTGGGTACAAGGAGGTTTAAATACCTCTGACGACTTGTATAGAAATAGACAATAATAGAGCGTCCAAGAACGAATTCAGTGGTTTGAGCACGGTGATATGCTTACTGAGCGAATTGTTCCACGTGTAACGCAGAACAAATGTAGTAACAAGTATCACGAGAATAAATGTAAGAAGTTCTGTGATAACATCCTTTGTTTTTTTGGCTTGGACGATATTTGATATCATTTATTATGTACGAAGATTATTTTCTGACATAATATAATGAGTAGACGCCCTCCTGTGAGTGGATCGGAGCATACATTTACCATGAAAAGGTGGGCTGGGAAGACTGGCGTGGGTAACAATAATTGTTACGCATATGCGGTGAACGATTACCAGATGTATCGGGGGTGGAAGAGCCAACCAGGGGAGCGCGCTAACCTGTCGAACTCTGGAAAATATGTCAACTGTGGAAAAATACCGAAACTCGTTGTCGCGGATAACCCCAAGAAGGTGTATATGGTCAAGGCGGGTACTAAATGCAAACCATCGTATTATAAGATCATGTTAGTTGTATCTACATGTAAGAAAGGTAACTATTTATGTCAAGGAGATTTTCATTTTTATAAACAACACAGTAAAACTGAATATAAAGTAAAAAAGGGTGACACGCATGAAAGTATTAGTGCGTTTTTCAAAGTACCTACATCTCGAGTAAAACGTGCAGCTACGATATTAAAACCAGGTATAGTGATTACATTCAAAGCAGATTTCTTCAGTCATAAACGTGGATGGGCTACGGGACCACTCGTAGTGGGTGCGACTGGTAAGTTAATAACGGATCCTAGAACAACGTCTAGGAAGTACCCTGGACTAAATTATAATAAATACTGTTCATCCTTCTGTGTCAAGAACAACGGGATCAAGGTTGGACACACTCACACCAAAATCGCTAAGTAAACTAGCGAGTTCATCTGTGTTGTCAATATCAAAAAATACATCGAGTATGTCGAATATATAACATTCTTCATTTACTGGCGTTGTAAAAGATGTGTGATTTATCATATTCTCGATTTTCAAGCTTACTTTAAAATTAGCGCCATCAAAAATCTTCCTGCATACTGGACATGTCTGTTTACCCCTGGCCTTCCAATCCTCTATGCAGTGAGAGTGAAAAAGGTGCCCGCATCTTATAGGTATATTTTGCCTTGTTTCTCTGACTGGATTGAGGCATATTGCACAGGTTGTACAATCTAGAGAATCGCCCATACAGATCACCTTGAGAATATTTTCATCGTTTTTACTCAGTTAATTTCCGATAAATCCATTGTGGAATCGCACATTCCACACGGTCCGTCCTTGGGTTGGGGTGGTTGATGGAGTTCGGGTCCCTTCTGTTGAAGCAATTGACGGAAAGCGTAATTGTTTTCGGGAGCGATACCATGTTGTGCTTTTAAGTAATTATCATAAAGCATGGAAGAGTTATTGATTGTGTGACATCTGCCATCGGCCATACCGAGTCGCTGAGACATTTATATTACATTAGAAATTAATTTGCCTATTTGTTATCGTGTTTATCCAACTTTTGAATTCAAGTGCCTTAATTTTACTGAGTGCTTTCTCTACATCATACCCAAAAAATCGATCAAAATTATCCGGTACCTGAACCTTAGACACCCTGATACTAGGACACTCGTTTATGTGTTCATTGATTATATTGTACGCGAACACAATCTCCTTTAGAGTCTCGGCACCAGTGATAATAATTTTACCTGTACCGAAAATACTTGTAGTGATTTCTTTCATATCCTCTGCTGGTTTAAATTTAATTTTAACGGCCGAATAACGATCGGGTTCAAATGACACCTTAAAGACATCTGAATAATTCTCGAAATGCTGAGTTGTTTTGAGTAAATTGATGTTATAGTTTAAACTGAAATTTGAATTTATCATCACGACCCTGAATGTATTCGCCGGTGGTACAATATCTTTATCGAACGATTGAAGAATATATACGAGACCTTTTATAATATATGAGCAGTTGAATATATCCTCACATCCAGCAACCTGAATACTTCCGTTTGGAAAAATTTTAATCGATTTGGTACTATGACCATCGTCATAGGTTAATGTGATTTGGTTGTAAAATGTCGTCGGTTTTATATACCACGTGATGGGCTGATTAGATGTAGACGTCAGATGGAGATTTATATCTTTGAGTTCTTCAAACACACTCCTAATTTCATTAACATTAATAGGTTTCGAAAAGGATGACACCATCGTGATCGTTGTTAACTTTATACGAGACGGTCGTATATCCTCTGGGTATTTACTTCTAAATTCATCCTGTGTTAATAGATATGAAAACGTGTTATTCGCAATCGATGAAAACATTTTGACTTATATTTCATTCTATCACGACCGACTTAAGTTATAATTTTAATATCGAATAATTATAATGCCGTGTCAGAAGTGTAAAAAGAAATGTGGCATACCCATAGATTGCAAATATTGCGAAGGTGCGTACTGTTCAAAATGTATACAATTATCCAAACATGAATGTGAAGGACATGATGTTAAGAAAAAGGTATATTTAAACAATTTAGAGAAACAGTTAGCCTTTAAACCAGACTGCAAGTATGCCTTCTTACGTTAAAGAGGCACGGGTGTTTATAAATGAGGATAACAAATCGTCTATAGAGATAAAGTATACACGATACGTTGAAGGTCGCGGGTATGTGAATTACCCAGATTATTTTGAAGCTGAAGCTGTGGGTGAATGGCAGGAGATTGACGCAACGGGTGAATCTATTAGATATGAAGAGTTTCTTGAAACCATGGTACAGAAAACCATCGACACCAGAAGACGTATGGCATCGATCGAATTAGATAATGTACTATGTGAAAACAACAACATGCGCGCAATCATACGAATCATGAACTCAGTCAAGATCATAGATCCTACATTTATACCGTTCGTCATAAACACTCGATGCAATTGGCAAAAACAGGCTGTGAAAGATTTTTGTACTTATACGTTTCCCGATGTTATACACGCGTGTAGAAATATCCACCGCGTCGATAAATTATTCACCGTTTTACGGATGATAGAAGAAGAATTATAGCAACCACCAATAATATCGTAATTATATCAAGTGTTTTCATTTTCTTCACCTTTTTAGCCACATTTCTAACTACAGCAATAGCAGTAGTAACTACTCTCGATTCTGGTTTTGTTTCATCTACACCCATATCTATATTTCTCCCTGGAAGGAGGGGTCTAGATAATTGGCATTTGACAATAGACGGACGACATGCATCAATAACCTTATCACCAGACGTAATTCCATAATCGCATATATGCTTATCATCTGGTCTTATCAATGTATCGGTTTCTACTGGGGGTTTGAATTCATTATATTGATGATGCTGACCTACCGCACCCGGTAACGAAATTCCGTGCTGAACAAAGGGATTAACTTTATTCATGGAATTTTCATCACTGAGCATAAACTTACTCATATTATACTATCACGAGATATATTTTTTATGTGTCATTTTTTTACCATGCTCCGTCCACATCTTATCGAGGTCAATGTTTAGCATGTGTGCTAATTGAAATAGATAACTAAACACGTCACCCATTTCCATCATAATATCAACACCCCTTTCCTTTTTTATATTGGACTTTTTGAATGTCTTCTTATACTGACGTATAGCAGACGCGAGTTCCCCGAATTCCTCTGTTAATAAAAGCCACACTGTGTTGATTTCCACCCTATCCCAACCCTTCGATTTACTATATTTTTTCGGTTTCTAGTCTTATAATAGTTGAGTGACGCCATCTTATTCTATACAGGCAACAAACCTTTATATCCCAATCTTATCATTTACATTCATCTTAAGACCGAATGTACTCGTATTAGCGGGCGCAATGGGGGGCACCGCCATCGTGTTAATATCCCGTATATATCCCATGTATTGAGAAACGCCGGATTTTACTTGCGCGAGTGCCGTCCTTATCACTACAGTGTTCATGAACTTAACCTGTTCATTTACACCCGTTTCATGGTTGCCTGCGTTGTTTATAAACACAGAGCGCATGATAGTATATAAATCGGATTCATTTTGATAATCTATAGACACACCCGTATCATTCTTAAATGATTGACGAATAGCTTTCTGGAGAAGATTGAGATTGAACTGTGAAAAGAACAATGTATTCAGGGGAGTCTGGGTCTGTTTGAGTGAATTCAAATATAAGTTGTTGTCACACATTTAATATAATCCAGGAAAAAAAGTATACGTAAATTATAAATGATAGCTGCTGCTGACTTCGACGAAGCCTATGCCACCCAATCGTGTGGAGATAAGGCTCCCATATGTACAGCCCCCGACTGCTTCATCGCGTCTTACCCACCTATTTCCAAACCAGGTGTTGAAGGTCCGTTCAATGTGAATACGAGTTTTCTTCAGCCCAATAGATACGCTGAGACTGTCGGACCAGTCCCTGTTAGAAGTGAAGACTTCAAATGTTAATTAAAAGATAGAACAGTTATATTGATAGAAATGAAAGTTATCAAGCGTTCCGGTCATGTTGAAGACGTAAAATTTGATAAGGTCACCAACAGGATCACAAAACTCATGAGCGATCCATACGATCTCTCTACAGGTGTTGATGCATCCATGATTGCACAGCAGGTATTTTCGTCTATGCACGAGGGTATAACTACACAGGAAATAGATACATTGTCTGCTGAGATTTGTATTGGTATGATTACGAAAGATACCGATTACGAAGTTCTTGCGACGCGTATCATCGCGAGTAACATTCAAAAAATCGCCCCCAATAATTTCTATACATCCATGAAAAAATTAAATAAAGCTGGTATAATTACCGATGAAGTTGTAGATGTTGCTAATCGTGTAAAAGATATAATCGCCCCGGACCGCGATTTCACATTTGGTTATTTTGGTTTGAAAACATTAGAGAAGTCGTACTTGCAGAGAATGGATGGAAAGCTCATGGAAACGCCACAGTACATGTTCATGCGTGTCGCTATCGGAATTCACGGTCAGGATGAAGAGAGTGTACTGGAGACATATCACCACATGTCGTTAGGTAATTTCATCCATGCCACACCCACTCTATTCAATTCTGGGACACCGCGGCCTCAGATGTCATCATGTTTCCTGATCGCGAATAAGGGTGATTCCATCGACGGTATTTATGGTTCGTTAACTGAATGTGCACAGATTTCTAAATGGGCTGGTGGTATCGGTCTGCATATTCACGATGTTCGTGCGAATAAGTCGAAAATTCGTGGTACGAATGGACACTCGGATGGGATCATTCCCATGTTGAGGGTGTTCAATGCAACTGCGCGGTACGTCAACCAAGCTGGTAGACGCAAAGGATCAATTGCTATTTATGTCGAACCCTGGCACGCTGATATCATGGAATTTCTCGAATTACGTCTTAACCAAGGGGATGAAGAGTCGCGATGCCGTGATCTATTTTCAGCCATGTGGATCCCCGATCTATTCATGAAGCGAGTTGAAGAGAATGGTCAATGGTCTCTTTTCTGCCCTGATACAGCCCCTGGTCTGTCTGACGTGTACGGTGATGCGTTTGAAGAATTGTACATGAAATATGAAGCGCAAGGTATTGCTAGTCGTGTTGTATCAGCTTTGGATGTATGGAAGGCTATTATCAAATCTCAGAGTGAAACGGGAACCCCTTACATGTTATATAAGGATGCGTGTAATTCAAAATCAAACCAAAAAAATTTAGGCACTATTAAATCGTCCAATTTATGTACGGAAATTATCGAGTATACCGCACCCGACGAGACTGCTGTATGTAATTTAGCGTCTATCGCCCTTCCTAAATACGTCAAGGATGGGAAATATGATTACGCGGAACTTCATCGCGTTACAAAAATTGTGACAAAAAATTTAAACCGTGTCATAGATAGAAACTTTTACCCAGTTGAAACTGCGCGAAAATCTAACATGCGTCACCGTCCGATTGGATTGGGTGTACAGGGATTGGCTGATGTATTTTGTATGATGCGAATTCCATTTGAAAGTGAGGAAGCGAAAGTTATCAATACTCATATTTTTGAGACTATTTATCACGCTGCGTTAGAAGCAAGCTGTGAACTTGCCGACATACACGGCCCATACAAAACGTTTAAAGGGAGTCCCGCATCTAACGGGATCTTACAATTTGACATGTGGGAAACGAACGAGTCGACCCGCCTCCATTCGGGTATGTATGACTGGAGTGTGATGCGTGAACGTGTTAAAAAAGGTATATACAATTCCCTCCTCGTAGCGCCAATGCCTACGGCGAGTACCGCACAAATTTTAGGAAACAACGAGTGTTTCGAACCTTGGACTACGAATATATATCTCCGCAGAACTCTTGCGGGTGAATTCGTTGTAGTTAATAAACACTTAATCGAAGATTTGAAAAAGGTTGGTATTTGGTCAAAGGATATGAAAGACCTGATGGTGAAATCGGGTGGATCTATCCAAAATATAACCGATATCCCCGAAGATATTAAAAGTTTATATAAGACTGTATGGGAAATCAGTCAGAAAACAATCATAGATATGGCTGCGGACCGTGGAAGATATATTGACCAGTCGCAAAGTATGAATCTTTTCATCGAAAATCCGACACTTTCTAAACTCTCATCCATGCACATGTACGCCTGGAAATCG